GAAATATAACCAGAAATCATCACCCTGCCTATCGACTGCGAAGTGATGATAGTTTCCAGTTGTGACTTCCCAAGACTGAACCATGAAAGAATTACTATTAACCCCAGTACCATAATAATATAAGAACGCAAGGCCGGTTCCGTTCCATTGACAAAACCATTCAGCCTGACCAACGCTATTCCCATATTTAGCCGTAAACATGCTGGCGCTTAAATCGTCTTTATTAAACCAGAATTCTATTGTGAAGTCCTGAGAGCCGGGAGAAAATCCAGCATGGTCATCCCATCTAACAAAGTCTCCAGCCCCATCGACATTGAATGCCGCAGTTCCAAACTTGGGGTTAGCGGTGCGAGAGCGAGCTTGACCAAAATATGTAACATTGGCAAGAGCAGGGGAGACATCGCTTTCGTCACCGGGGGTGCCTTCGTCTGCCCCATTAAAACCAAACATAGCCTGTACTTGATCCCAATAAGGATCGGCAGAGGGGTTCACGTATGGATTTCCGCCAGAAGGAAACCTAGTGGTCTCTGCCGGTACGGGAAAGGCACGCTGATCGTAATTTGGAAACGCGCGGGTCATCGATAACGCTCCATTGTAAGCGTGATGCCGACGAAGTCTGACGCGACCGAAAGAGACATGGTAGTAAGCTCACCGTACACCAGTCCGCTATATGTGGACGGGTCGGTGTTGAAAAAGGGCCAGCCCAACTGGTCTATGTGGCTACCGATAACAGTAACGCCGCCGCTGATAGTTGAAAACAACAACTGAGCATCAGTCCTCTCTGAGTTCGAGAACATGCGGAGCATGGTCAGATCACCACTATCTCCCACCATGTGAACCTGTCGGTTCCACCCTGCTCGACCGACGTCCACTTGGAATAGATGAAGGGAGCCGTTTACAGTGTCGATACTGGTGATGGTGGTGATGGTCTCAGGAAAGATGTGGCGGTTCGGATCGAACACGAAGCCATCTTCGTAATGGGCGATGCCGACCGGACGGTTCGCACCACTATAACTCGATACCGCCATACCGGGCGTCAATACAGAAACAAATACATCATGGCCGGGGATCACGTTCGACCAGATACCAAGTGATCTCACAGAACCATACGAAATGAAGTTGGCTTCATCACCAGATGACAGAGCAGAGACCGTCAAAAGATGAGGAACAATATCCTCGCTGTTTGGATCGTACCTCAACGAGAATCCGTCTGATCCAACAGTCAGAATATCTCCAGTATTGACAGCCTCTCCCGCCTGTCCGCGTGCTCTAAATCCGCTCTCCAGAATACCGAAGTTGCCGTTGAGGGAAGTATCCCAATCGGCAGCACCAGCACTAGGCTGTTCGAAGTTGTTTTGGTCAGTCGCCATTTCTACACCTGTTCAAAGAGACGAAGCCGTTTCGTCCGGTTGCGGTTCGCGTCGCCAATGTCGTTATAAGGTGTCACTCTCACCGAGAAATCACCGGCCCATCCGTTAAAATCTTCCGAGTTCGTAGCGAGGCTGTAGACGAACCAACCACTATCAACGGAAACGCAGCGCACCACCGTGGACTCATCAGAAGATAATACCTCAACGCGCCACTGATGGCTAGTAGTATCTGTGACGAAGCGTCCATATGTGCCTGTCCCATAGCCACCGGCACCATACCCCTTGACGCGCGCCGCATCAGGCCAACTCAACGTGACAGCGGTCCCGGTAGAATGAACATGCTTGATTTCCAGACCACCAAGGTTATCGCTCGCGGTGCCAGTGATAAGGCTCTCGACGAATGTATGGATCGGCGGCTGGACTTGAGGTCTAAAATACTGACCCTCGATAGCGTGCGTCCGCGCATCAATTGACGTGATATCATATTCGACACCATTGAAGTTGAATGGCGTGACCTTGTAGTGGATAAGATTTCCGATCCGATCCTCGTTATAGGTCCGAGTGAAGACACCGCCGCCATGCTTGTGCCAATAGGCTCCGCTGTTATGAGCCTGGATATTGGTCCCGCCCCAACCTCGATACATTTTATCGAAGCGATACTCATTCTGAGCGATCAGATTGACACCCTGATACGCAATCATTTCACTCCCGATATAAAGATTACCACCACCCTGCGCGCGAGCCTCTGCGCTCACGTCATCAAGAGCATGTGTCTGAACAAACGTCGGAGAGTTTGTCAAAAACCCGGTTTGAGTATCCGTACTACGGGTATCGGGGAAAAGATAAATCTTTACATTTTCCTCAACCCATCCAGCATCACGGTCGGGGAGAGCATCAGCAAATATACCACTGATAATATATGGTCTGATTTCATCAGCTTTAGCGAAGCTTACTCCATCAGCAGAGATATAAAGTCGGGCACCCATAGAGGGAGAAAGCTGGTTCCATCCAACAAACAATGTCGGGTTCGCCCCTTGGAATTCTTTGGGTAATTCATACATACGAAAGTCTGCTGGCGCGCGAGCAGGGCCGAACATTTGGTTGAACGTCGCCACCGTAGCTGAATTTATTGGTAGCGTAGCGACGTTGATATATTCAACTTCTTTAATAGCCCTTACCGCAAATTTATATGGATCGGTCTCGTCCCAATTTGTAAGACGAACCCTCACGCCACTAGACAATTCAGGATCGGGATGGAAGCTATCGATCAAGGTGACTGGGTCTCCCGGTTCAAGATCGGCGTCCTTGGGACCAAGATTAAAACTGTATATATCTTTCGCATATAGGTTTGACCAAAGAGTGCGCGTCCCGATCTTATTCGCTGTCTGTTCTGTCATGACAAACTTTGGCGGAAACTCACGCGGACGGATGCCATATAGGTCTTGGTCTACCTCGTCATTTACCTCGATAAAGTTCTGTCTGTATTCTAAACTACGATCTAGATAATTTACCTTGACCTTATTATATGTCTCTTGACGTGCTCCGCGCGTTACCGTGACTGGCGGCTCACCATCCTCGGTCACGAAATGATTGTTATCTAGTGTACGAACAACAGCATTGGATAAATCAGAGATACCAAACTTAATCTTCCCTCCACTCTCTGTTAGGTATCCACCATATACAGCAAGCAACAATTCAATGTGGCTCAAAGCACCCTGTTCTCGATTATATATGGTGCTGACCCGAATATCTTCTGCATCACAATAAGCAAGGGCAAGATTATAAGACGTCGAGTCAATATTGTTAGGGTCGATTCCGATCCCGAAAACAGTACTGGTTAAAATCTCATGAATTATAAAAGGAGGGAGAACATCTTCACCACCACCAAGATTATAATCACCAAATTTTGATACGACCTTTTTGTCGTCAATAGCCGCGTCTGTCGAGGTATTGTCCTCTACGACATAGGCAACTTTTGTTGTTTGGTTTAATGGAAGAAACCTACTGCGTGGTGTGTAGTCGTAACGACTAACAATACCAAGGTCATCCACGGTGTCATAAGTATTACCCTCACCATCACCGTACTGAACATACTCTCCAGACAAGGGGTTATAGAGGAACAGCCTACCTTTAGAGTATGCACCGCTAGGGGTTAAATCTTCTGATCCGGTGAATGATTTTGCGAACGTAAGTATATAAGCCCCACTAGCCTCTCCGCTCGTAATAGGAGCAACGAAGGGGGCAGGATCGTAGTCATCGTTGTCGTCTACAGTGCCATCGATATTCTCACCGGCATCGTCAAACGGCATATTTACCAGCTTGGTAAGATTATCCGTGAAGTCGGCGTTTGCAACTGTCGGCGCTGCAACGGTAACAGCATCATCAAAGTTTGGATTTCCGAGATCGAAATAGGCGACCCAACCATTAGGGTACGTTGCTTTATTTGAATTCACATATGAGTTTGCATCGGCGGCACCGGGAGTGTCGTTATCAGCCTCAACGTCTGCCTTACCAATATAGAAATAGAAACGGCTGTTCCACGTTACACCAATTCCTATAGAAACTTTAGGAAGGAACCATCCGAATGCCCCATAGGCGCGGCTGGATTGATGAATACCGAAATAATCGCCCATAATACCAGCGAAGTCAGAGGTACGAGTATCCATAACATTTGATCCATCCTCAACCAGAACAGCCTTCATCTGATTTATGGATGGGATCGTGAGTATCTGGAAATCACGACTAGAACTAACCTGACTTTCATATGCCAATAATATCGGGTCGTCATCGGTTCCCTCTCCAGAAATACCGATACGAAGCCATACTGTCGGAACGGAATGAAGACTATTGCTATCTCCATGCCAGCCACCAACCTGTTCAACAAGACCAGACGCATCAATTTGACACAAAACAAAGGCGTGATTAGATTGTGATGCGGCACCAACGTCATAGGCATATACGAGAAAATATTTATTATTAATCGCCCCGCCGCTCTGAGCAGAATCAAAAACGTAAGAAGACCCTGGATCAAGACCAGCGGCGGTAGCTAATGTGTCTACCTCTGCATTTGTGATATGATCCGTTTGAGTTCCGTCTTCAAGACGATGAACAGCGACAGCACCTGTGCCACCACGACCACCGACAATCATATAGGTGTTTCCGTCTGCCCCAATAACAACGTCTTGGCTAGTGTTTTGAGAGAACGTAAGTCCGTGACCAGCAGCGCCAATAAATGCGCTATCGAAATCCAAATTAATATTGCCGGGACCAATCTCAAAAGACAACTGTGGAACAGAAGCAGACTGACCAAGGTTCAAAGCTTTGAAGCCTAAGTACGACGAATAGGGAAATCTATGGGCCGCACCGACAACGGTCTCGAAATGATCCCAATTAGCGGCGGTCGCGTCTCCAGTAGCAAAACCGGGATGAAAGAATGCTTCCTCGAATACAAGAGCAGCGGTCTGAGGGCGATCAACATCAGACTTGAAAAAATTAATACCCCCGGCACCGCCCTGAGTAATAGATACCAGAGTATCGTCGTTCAATCTCTCGGGACCAAGCCAACCACCAAAAAGATTGAAGTCCTCAGACACCATTCCAAAATGATAAAGTAAGTCCCATTTATACTCATAGCTGACGTCTGTTTGGGTGGTCTTAGCGCCGCCCTTCCCTCCCATACCGGAGCCGCCGCCCTTACCACCACCACCCGCGCTCTCGGTGCTTTCGTGTCGAATGGTTTGGAAATTATTCTGCCATAGCATGTTCGATGACACGCGATTAGTACCGAACAATATTGGCATAGTAACGCCACGCAGGGCTTGGTTGACGCGGGGCATTTCCTGCGCGCCTGGATCAATGACGATATTGCTATCTTCTTGGTCGGGTCCAAATAGCCACGAGCCAACCAATGACCCAATTGCATAACCAACCGGACCACCTATGTAGTAGCCTACAAGACCTAAACCTAATTGACCAACGAGAGCCATTCTTTACTCACATCAAAATATTTCACCAAGCGGGGCTTGTTTCCATTCCCCATGCGGAAGAATTGTATCGTACTTTCTATCGTCGATCCATGCTGAGTGCGACCCCAAGCATGAATGAATGTCTTTTTCTCAGTACAGATAGCGGCGTGAGAATAATTACGACCGACCATAAACAGGGCGACACCCCCTGGAATAGCTTTCGGAACTTCCTCAACATACGGTTCGATGAACGATAAGTATATTTCGTTCTGTTTATGGATAGCCCAATCTTGGGCGTAGTCTTTTGGGAACGGCTTGAACGGACCAAGCAGGGGATTATAGACTTGATAGATGATCCCTCCACAGTCACAGCCGACACCCTTTACCCTGCCCTTATGTTGGTACGGTGTGCCCTTCCAAGTGCGCGCATCATCAATAACATATTGTCGCCATTCTCCTGTTTTTAGAAGGCGTCCTCTTGTATCGGTATCCATTCGAACCCCTCGAAATTCTCTGCATTATCGTAAAGAGAAATGCAGTCAGTTACACGTCGTTTCCTACAGCCAGGAAATATAGACGCAGCGAAATTTGCAAAGCTATTAATAGGCAGGGGGTGAGAGAGAAATAGAAGGTCTCCCGTGTGCGCGCGGATGGTGCGCGTGTGCCCTGAATTAACACCATCCGTTACAGTGAAGCGTCCGAAGTCGAAACGTCCATCTGCATAGCTACCAACAAGAGTACCACTGGCGAGCAGGATATTCAGTGTTGTAGATGAACCAGTATCGAAACTATCCACACCTAGAGCCAAAGTCACAGACGTGGTGTCGAAGCCACACCCTGTCCCGCCGAAGCGCCAGATACAGGTGTCTTGATAATTGTAATAAGGCCAACGAGTGTTAGCAGAACCATACTGGTTTCTCGCTTGACCACTTATCTTGTCGCGGTCATATGAGAAACTACCAAGCTTACCCTGATATATTTCCATACGACCAAGATCGGGTGTGTCTGTGAATACACGACCGATCTTTATCTCAGCCATATCGAAGTCGTTCGACACCATAAGGTCTGAGAATATTTGTCCTGTGTTCGCCACAACGAACTCAACTACAGAGACAGAGAGGTCCGTGCTCTCGCGCACACCACCAACAGTGCGACCGGGAAATGGACTGTACTCAGTCAGAGTACCGGACAGAGTGTACGTCATTGGCGCATTAGCTGTCGTCCAATGAAACGATGGTCCGTTTGTTTCGAGATCAATCAGTTCAGCCATTTCGATAGCGTCACCCTGTAGTCTCGTGAAGAAGGCGGTGTTAGGCAGGGTTCTCATACCAATTCCTCAATCTTCAAATTCACAGAGAACTGGTTCCATATTATTCCTGTCTCGCGATACTGTTGTTCGAACGCACACTTCTTGAAATACTGTGCGCTGGTTAATTGCCAGTAGTCATCAGTGTCGATACTCTTGACCGTGAGCAATCCAGTATCCTGATCGTAATCGTACTCGCTACCGAGTGTGACGAATCCGCTCTTATTAGACGTCATGCTGCCAATGGTAGTGGTGTCAACGAGAACAAAGAACGACGTTACGTCATGCAGACCAAGGCTCGCTGGTTCTGTGACATCGCCCGACGTTACGAAAGCTGAGTTGATGCGGAAATCAATCGGGTCTTTCATAAGGAATGGCGTCGTCATACCTTTCTGTAAATTCCAGAAAGAGAACACTCCAGACTGCTTAACCTCGTTGATGTTCTTGAAAGGAATATTATATCGCTGTAGAGGTCGTATGTATGGCGTCGTCGCTTGTCGAGCACCACTATCATATTTGACCTTACTCTCATTCCAGAAGGGTTCGCGCGTCATACCAGCGGGCAAGGGAGAGGTCGGGAAAATATTAAGAGCCATTATCTCACCCTCTGTACGCCACGATTGAGACCACTAGCACCACGTAAATCGTTCACTATCTGTGGCATATTCTTCCGAAGGAATTCAGCACCAGTCTGCGTGTCAATAGCCTGAATAGTAATAGCGAAGTTATCGCCACCCCCACCAGTCGTGGCAACACCTAGCTTGCCTCCCACGCGGGTCAGAGGCATTATAGCCTCGTCTCCCGCCTCACCGGCTACGCCAAACATGGTCGGACCACGAATTATATCTCCGTTCGCAAACGGTTTTACGCTTCCATTAAATGCGCCGCCCTTTGCGAATAATGAACTAACAAACGTACTAAGAAAACCACCGACACCACCACCACCGCCGAAGGCTCCCATAGCATTAATCAAAGCGGTCTGAATTTTAATCTGGATCAATTCTACAAGATATTTTATCGCCGCGTCTGTAATAGCATTCATGGCATCAACCTGAACGTCCTTGAACGACTTCGTTCCGGTAATCAAACCTTTAATGCCATCTTCCGCGACAGTCACAAGAGTTTCTTTAACAGACTTCCACATTTGATTTGCTGCGATTCCAGCGGCAGT